AAGACGCATTGAGATTATACTTCCAAACAGGTAGTGTAATCGGTAGAAGTTTTACTCAGGATGGTGACTACAACAACGCAAGGGTTCCAATTACTCAACTAACTGCTAACTCAGGTGCTGCTAAAACACAAATGCTGCTTGGAAACTATAACCACTATCTGAATCAAATCAGACAAGTTACGGGATTGAATGAAGCAAGAGATGCAAGTATGCCTGACCCTAACTCTTTAGTTGGTCTACAGAAGTTGGCTGCGTTAAACTCTAACACCGCTACACGACATATTCTTGATTCAAGTCTCTATCTATATAGAACAATGGCTGAATGTTTGACCTATAGAGTTGCAGATATTCTTGAGTACTCTGATTTTAAAGAAGAGTTTACTAATCAGATTGGAAAATACAACGTTAATATCTTACACAGTATTAATGACCTCTACATTTATGACTTTGGTATTTTTATTGAAGTCGCTCCTGATGAAGAGCAAAGAGCACAACTTGAGCAGAATATTCAAATGGCATTGTCTAAGGGAGATATTAATCTCGAAGACGCTATTGATATCAGAGAGATTAAGAACATCAAACTTGCGAACCAATTACTGAAGGCTAAGCGTAAGGCTAAGCAAGACAGGGAAGAGAAAATGCAAATGCAGCAACAAGCAATGCAGCAGCAGGCTCAGGTTCAAGCACAACAGATGGCTTCTGAAATGTCTATGCAAAAATCTCAGATGGAACTTCAAGGTAAAATACAATTGAAGCAGGCTGAAATTGCTTTTGATATTGAGAAGATGAAGAACGAGGCTATGCTTAAATCTCAACTAATGCAACAGGAGTTCGATTTGAATATGCAGTTAAAAGGAATTGAGGTTCAGGGATTAGCCCAAAGAGAAAAGGATAGAGAGAAAGCGAAGGCTGATAGAATTGGTATTCAAAACACTCAGCAATCCAAAATGATAAACCAAAGAAAAAACAATTTACCTCCTTTGAACTTTGAATCTAATGAAGATAGTTTAGATGGTTTTGATTTTGCGGAATTTAACCCCCGATAAACGGTCTAAAACTATAACAATTTTTGATTAACTTTGTAACTTAAATTAAATCTAATATGGAATTTACAGTAAAAGCAGTAGGCGAAGCACAAGAGAAATCTGTTCAAGAAGTAGAACAACAACTACTTGAAAAGCACGAGTCCTCTTTAAACGAGCCTAAAATAAAAGAAGAAGTAAACCCACAGGTTGAATTACCGAAAGGCGAAGTAAACCCACAAGTTGATAAAACAGAACCCTCAGAGTTAAGTGAGGAAGACGTTCTTTCATTTATAGGAAAAAAATACGGTAAGCAAATTAATTCTCTTGAAGAATTTACCCGTGAAAGAGAAGAGGCAGAACCTCTTCCCGAAGACGTGGCTGCTTACTTTAAGTATAAAAAAGAAACAGGAAGAAACATTGAAGACTTTATTAAACTTAATAGAGACCTTGATGAAGTAAATCCTGATAAGTTGCTTCGTGATTATCTTACAGAGACCGAGAAAGGTCTTGACGAGGAGGATATTCAATCTTTAATGGAAGACTACTCATATGACGAAGAGTTAGATGATGATTCAACTATTAAGAAAGCGAAGTTGGCTAAAAAGAAAATGGTCGCAAAAGCCAAAGAGTATTTTGAATCCCAAAAGGAAAAATACAGAATCCCTGCAGAGTCTGCGGGTAGTTCTATTTCCAAAGAAGATTCAGAAGCCTTGGAGGATTATAGACAATATGTTCAAGAGTCAGTGTCATTAAGTGAGCAACTCCAAAAACGAGAGCAGTGGTTTAAAGACAAGACAGGTGAAGTATTCGGTAGTGAGTTCAAAGGTTTTGAGTTTGCGTTAGACGATAAAAAACTTGTTTATGTTCCCGGAGATGGAAAGGAAATGTTGAAAGTACATCAAGACCCTACAAACTTTACGAGAAAGTTTATTGGGGAGGATGGTCTTCTAACAGACCCTGTTGGTTATCACAAAGCATTGGCGGTTGCAATGAATCCTGAAAAATTTGCCAAGTTCTTTTATGAGCAAGGCAAGTCTGAGGCAGTTGACGATGTTATGAGAAGGACAAAAAATATTGATATGTCTACTCGTAATGTCCCACAAAACCTTAACACAGGAGGCACAACTATTAGAGCAGTAAACCAAGACTCAGGTCGAGGTTTGCGAATTAAAAGTAATAAATAACAAAACTAAAAAACTAAAAAAATGGCAGTTCAATCCGTTCCGGGATATCAGTTGCAGCCGAGTGCACAACAGGTCCCTTTAAAATCAAACTACATTACCAACTTTGATTTCTTGAATCAGTATCTTCCTGATACCTATGAGAAAGAATTCGAGCGTTACGGTAATCGTACAGTTGCATCTTTCCTACGTATGGTAGGAGCAGAGATGCCTTCTAATTCTGACCTTATCAAATGGGCAGAGCAAGGTCGTCTTCATACCAAGTATGTAGATTGTACCACTACAGTTCTTGCAGGTTCTGCAGTAGCAACCTTTACTGTTAACGATGTCTTGATTCCTGCATTTGTAAATGCTGCTTCAGGTTCTATCGCTATCCGTGTAGGACAGACGCTTATGATTACCGCTAATGCAGGTGGTGCAAACCACAAAGCAATCGTTACTGCAGTTGACACTGCCGCTAAAACGTTTGACGTAGCGTTCTACGATGCTGCAGGTATTACTAATGCTAATGTTGCTGATAAGTGGACAGTATTCATCTATGGTTCTGAATTCAAAAAAGGAACTAATGGAATGATTGGTTCTTTGGAGTCTGACGATGAAATCTTCGAGAACTCTCCTATCATCATCAAAGACAAGTACGCAGTATCAGGTTCTGATATGGCTCAAATCGGATGGGTAGAAGTAACCACTGAGAATGGTGCTTCAGGTTACCTTTGGTATTTGAAGTCAGAGCACGAGACTCGTCTTCGTTTTGACGACTACTTGGAGACTTCTATGATTGAAGCAGTTCCTGCTGAAGCAGGTTCAGGTGCAGCATCTGCAGCCGGAGACGTTGGTAACAAAGGTTCACAAGGTATCTTCTACGTTGTTAACTTGCGTGGTAACGTATGGGGCGGTGGTTATCCTGTAACTCTTGCCGACTTTGATACTATCGTATCTCGTTTGGACAAGCAAGGTTCTATCGAAGAGAACGTAATCTTTGTTGACAGAAACTTTAGTTTCTCTATTGACGATATGTTGGCTGCTCAAAACTCTTACGGTGCGGGTGGTTCTTCTTATGGTCTTTTTGAAAACGATAAGGATATGGCTCTTAACTTGGGCTTCACCGGATTCCGTAGAGGTTATGACTTCTACAAGTCTGATTGGAAATACTTGAACGACCCAACTATGCGTGGAGGACTTTCTGCTGCTGCAGGTTCAGGTAAAGTAAGCGGTTTGTTGGTTCCTGCGGGTTCTACTACTGTGTATGACCAAATCCTTGGTAAGAACGCTAAGCGTCCTTTCCTACACGTGCGTTACCGTGCTTCAGAAACTGAAGACAGACGTTACAAAACTTGGATTACAGGTTCTGCAGGTGGTGCTGAAACTTCTGACCTTGACGCAATGGAGGTTAACTTCTTGTCTGAAAGAGCAGTATGTACTTTAGGTGCTAACAACTTCTTCTTGTTCCAAAACTAAGAGGAAAACAAAATCGGGGGGGTGTCTTCAAAGACACTCTCCCTTTTTTTTCTTAATAAATCTAATTCTAATTATATCTAAAAATGAAAAATAAAGTAAACGTAGCAACCGACAAGGTCTACAAACTCGTAAAAAATTCGGCTCCATTATCTTATATGCTGCCGACACGACACACTGCACAATTCCCTTTATTGTATTTTGATGAAGAAACCGGGGTAAACCGTGCCCTTCGTTATGCACGAAACCAAAAATCCCCTTTCGAGGATGAGCAAGATGCTAACGTGGTATTGGAACCAATCATCTTTGAAGATGGCTTTCTTACTGATCCAAGAACAACTCCTGTACTCCAACAATTCATTTTCTACCATCCAT